AGCGAACCACAGCAACAGCTACTAAGGGAGATGGCGGCACCGAAGAGCAGGCGAGGGTCGGCTGCGGAGCAAGGCGCGCTGTTTGATGCGGCGCCAACGGTTGAGAGTCGAACGGCGGCCAAGGCGGAGCCCGTTGAGCGTGCGAAGTCTCCGCTGGAGATCGCTGGAGAGAAGGCAGAAGATCCCGGCTATGAAGAGGACTACCAGGAGTTCTTGGCTCTTCACAGTAAAGGGAGCAAGGCCCGGCTGAACGCCGAAGACTGGAAGCGCGCGCAGCATCTCCATAAACAACTCGGCCTCGACCAGCCCGATACCCGGCCTTTCAGCGAACTACTAACGGTTCCTAAGAGCCAAGCTGAGCGGTCTGGGAACAAAGAGGGGCTCTTCCAAGCCGATACCGAAGAGGGCCACCGCATTATGCGCGAGGTCGTTGACGACTTCCATAAGGAAGGCATTCGAGACTTTCGCGAAGCTGCTCGAAAGTTCCGCGAAGAGTTTGGGCCAGCCAACGAGTATTCCAAGATGTTCGAGCAGGCCTGGGACGCTCACGAGGGAGTTAAGAAGCGCGGGCGCCTGACCTACGATCGGGCAATGGAGGAACCCGCGGCGAGAGGCAAGCGCGCCGTCGAGGATATGACCCTGAGCCAATACGTGCGACGCGAAGGCGGCCTGAACCCTAACGAGTCCGACGAGGTACGAGAGCTTGTAGGTCAGAAGCAGTCGGGCACCTCCGGGCTGATGAATGAGAATCAGAAGACGAAGATTCACGAGCTGAAGGCGCAGGCCGAAGCCGAAGGGTTTGTCCAGGAGGGGATGACTGATCACGAGTTCATCCAGGCAGTGGCCGATGATGCGCTCGGGCGCAAGGTCAGCAGTCATCCCGGGAAGCAGGAGCGCGACGCCGATGCCGAGTGGGAACAAACGAAACAGGATGAGTTCGCGAAGGACTCCGATCACTCCGTTATGAGTGCCGCATTTGACAAACCCAACGATCCCGCGTATAAGGAATGGACAGGTGCTTTCGAATCGCTGAACAAGACAGGGAGTGACGAGGATGCTCAATTCTTCAAAGAAGCCAGTCGAGAACTCGGGCTCAGCGACGAAGCAATCAACCGACTCCTCGATAACGCCAGAGAGCATTTCGATAATGAAACGAATCGCGCTCAAGTCCCTGAGACAGAAACGGGACGCGGAGCAGCAATTTCTGGCGGTCGACACAGCTTCAGACAAAATCTCGTAGACCACTTCCGCTCTCCTGAGCCAGTAGCCGAAGCAACCTCTCACGTTGTAGATGCGCTCGCTCGCACCTGGGCAAAGCTCAGCGGTGGTGACCCTGCGGACTTCTACAAGCGCATCCGCGTCGGCGGCAAGGCCGACAAGGGCGGACTCGAACAAGCCGACACTGAGCCCGCGTTCTATTCTCAGCTTACCCGCTCCCTCGAATCCCAAACCCAAGGTAAGTTCACGCCAGAGCAGCTTGAGGCCGTGCTTCGTAAGACCGTGAAGCCCGACGAGATGAAGTGGACCGGCTTTGATGACTTCATTCGAGAGAAGAAGGCGAAGGGCGAGCGAGTTACCAAAGAAGAGGCGTTGGAGTTTGCGCGGCAGAATGCGGTTGAAGTGCGCGAGGTAGAAAAGATGGGCCGCGACGAGAAGGAAGTTGCCCGTATTGATGAGCAGATGGACGCGCTTCACGAGCAGGGCGACATCAATGCCGATCAAGCGTTGGGCGACGAATACAATCGCCTTCAAGCGCTTCGGAATAGAGCGTCTGGTATGGCAAAGTTTGGAGGCTATCAAGTCCCCGGAGGAGAGAACTACCGCGAGTTGTTGTTGACGCTACCGAACAAGGAGTTCAACTATCGCCTGCGTGACGGCGGGCTAATGACTCCCGCCGAATATGAAGCGCTGACACCCCGCGAGCGCAAGATGGTGGGCGAAGGCAAGAAAGAATCCATCACGTCGAAGGAATACAAGTCCGCCCACTTCGATGAGCCCAACGTACTTGCTCATATCCGGTTCAATGAGCGGACGGACGCAGGTGGCCAGCGGGTTCTGTTTATCGAAGAGATTCAATCAGACTGGCATCAGGAAGGAAGGAAGAAGGGATACAGGCAGACGGGCGCGAAACTCAGCCGCGCAGAGGATCAGAGACTCGAATTCCTCTCTTCGGAGCGCAACCATACCGCAGCGGAAAGCCGGGAATTCAACAGTCTTTGGGCGCGCGCATCCGAAGAGGGCAACGGCGTCCCCGATGCTCCTTTCAAGAAGACTTGGCACGAACTCGCGATGAAGCGCGCAATCCGATGGGCCAGCGAGAATGGCTTTGACAGGGTAGCGTGGACAACGGGAGAGCAGCAGGCGGAACGATACGACCTGAGCAAGCACATCGACAGCATTAAGTACATCCCCAACGGTGACGGCACCTTCAACGTGTTCACGCTCAAAGGTCACGAGATACCGTGGTCTGACAAGCGCGCTACTCCGAAAACTATCGAGGACACGCTCGGAAAAGAAATTGCCGACAAAATCACCAAAGACCCGAACGAGGGACTTCTGACCGGCCTTGACCTCAAGGTAGGTGAGGAAGGAATGAAGGGGTTTTATGACAAGATCCTTCCCGAAGCCGCGAACAAGCTGGGGAAGAAGTTCGGGGCACGGGTAGGGGAGTCCAAGGTAAAAACTGGCGAGCCAAACGAATACGCCGTTCATGGGGCGGGCGAAGGTAAGTACGGAGTTTACAAGATGGTAGGCGAGGAGTTTGAAGGTCCGGTAGAAACCTTTGACTCCTTTGGGAAGGCGGCAAAGAGAGCAGACGAACTCCAGCAAGCAGCAGGCGGCACCCCCGTTCACTCCCTCGACATAACCCCTGAGATGCGCGCCTCCGCAATGGAAGGCCAACCCCTCTTTCAGGAAGCTAGGGCGATGGCCAACTTTATGAAGGACGGCACGGGAGTAATCACCGCCCTGAACAACCCAAACGAGTCCTCAGCAGCTCACGAGATCCATCACGTCGCTGCGCCTGAATTTATGAAGCTGTCCGAACAGCTTCGCGCGAGCGGTGAAGTCCTGCCCACAGAGGGTAAGCAATTCGTCCGCGATATGCACCATATGGCCCGATGGATGGGCCTGAACGATGTGGCCGAGTTTAACAAACTGCACGATGCCTACGTTGCCGATACTCTGAAGGGCGACGCGCTCAATCGCTACGTCGAAGCGCAAGAGAAAGGCGCTCGCGGCTTCGAGCGCTATCTTCGCACCGGCCGCGCTCCAACTCCGCAACTGAAGGCCGTCTTCGAGCAATTCAAAGAGTGGCTGCACAATATCTACCACGGGATCCGCGGAACCGTGAAAGGGACCGATGTCGACGTCCCGATCAGCCGTGAGCAGCAGGCCACCTGGGATCGACTCCTCGGCGGAACGGGTGAGATCGCAAAGGGTGGCACTCAGGTCAAGCAGGAGACGATCCAGCAGGAACGCGTCCACCGCGGGACTCCGGAGATCGAACGTGAAGGCGCTCGAGAATGGGGTGACGTCTGGGATGAAGTCAAGAGCCAAGTCGATAAGAACACCTTCGGAGCAACCGGCAACATTCGCGACTTCGCGGCTGAGATTGCAAAGAAGCCTCGTGTCCTGAGCGACAAGGAGACCGCGGCTCTTGCGTATGACCGGGCGCGGCTTAAGAACGAATACGACGACGTCGAAGCTAAAGCAGCACACGCTATCAATGAGAATGACGAAGAGGCGCTTGGCGATTTGAACACTCGCCTCTCTCGCATTGAGACCGATCTCCAGAACAACGATATGGCCGGATATCGCGGTGGGACTGAATGGGGCCGCGCCGGTGCTATTCGTCAACTGCTTGCTAAAGAAGACTACAGCTTTGAACGGCTGGTCACTAAAGCAACCGTTAAGAAGGGCGAGCATTTGAGTCCCGATGAGAAGTCGGTGCTTCGGGATCTCGCGAAGAAGTACCAGGATGTATCCGAACAGTTGAAGGTCCGAGACGCTGAACTTGCAGAATTTCAAAAGAAGAATGCCGACCTCGAGCGGCCTCAGTATCAGCAGCAGAAGGTTGACGGCTGGCGTCCATCAAAAGGCTCGCGGCGTCCGAAAGAAGCCGTCCTCTCCGACATGGAGAAGATTAAGGCGCAGTTCGCGAAGCTTGCGGAACAGGCAGGCGCGAAGCCGGCACAACCCGAAGGGCTGCTCCAGGCCGACAAATATCGTGGCGCCGCTGAAGACGAGAGTCCGCTCACTCCAGAAATGCGCAAGCTCGTCAAGCAAATGGCGAGACTTGCAGTCGAGGGCGGTGCCAGGACTCCCGAGGAGGTCAACGATCAAGCACACGGAATGGTGTTTCAGCACTTCCCCGAACTCACTCCGCGCGAAACGGCCGACATTTGGTCCGACTATGGGAAGAAAGCGGTGCTCAGTCAGGATGAACTCGATGTTGCGATGCGTGAAGCCAAGCGACTGCAAAAGGATCTGAACGCGCTCGACGATCTTTCGAAGGGCGAGCTACCGCTTCGTTCCGGTCTCCAACGCGATAAGCCGAGCCAGAGACATCGAGAATTGACGAGGTCGATCAATGAGCAGCTGAAGAAGCTTGGATGGAAATCCGAACGCGAGATTGATCCTGAAGAACAGTGGAAGACGACTCAGCAGGCGTTGCATACAAAACTGCGCAACCAAGTCGAGGACCTCGATCGACAGATTGAAGCCGGGGAGGGTCCGGCGCCGCGAGTCGAGAAACTTAAGAAGGCCTACGACGACGAGACGGTAGCGTTGATGGCCGAACGGGATCTGCTCAAGAGACAGCTGAATGATCCGATCGTACAGAACAAGGTCGAACTGAAGGCGCAGCTCGTGGAAGCTGAACGCAAGCTCTCAGAGGGCGATCTCGGCCGAGTCGACAAAAAGACTTTCCCGCCTGAGATCTATGACGACGCCGAGGCGACTCAGCTTCGCGCCAAGCTCAAAGACGCCCAAGGTAAACTATCCGATGCGCGCAACGAGCCGAAGGTGCAGGAGCGCCTGCGTGACCGCATTACCGATCTCCAGCGCCGGATCCGCGAACGAGACTTCAGCCAGGCGGTTCGTTCCGAAAAGGTCGCCACTCCAGAAACCAAAGCCCTTCGTGCCGAGCGCGACGAGTTGAACAGAACCTTCTCAGAGCTGCGTGGCCCGCGACATCTGACTCCTGACCAGCAAATAACAGCAACCGAAAAGGCTCTTGAGAAGTCGATCGAGAGGATGCGGAAGAACGCTCCAACTGCGGATAAGACAAAGATCTCGTCTCCCTGGACGAAGCGCATCGGCGAGATGCAAACAGAGCTCGATGCTCTTCGCGAAGCTCGCAGGCCCGAGATCGCGTTGAAGGGTTACAAGACACGCGTTCAGAAGTCGATCGATGAATACCAGCGCCAGCTGGACGAGAAGGATTTTGCGCCCAAACCGAAACGCGCACCGTTGAAGCTCGACGCCGAGGCAGACGCGTTGAAGACAAGACAGGGTGCTATCAAACGCCAGGTCGAGCGCGAGATGAATAAGCTGGACTGGGCTGGAAAGACGAAGACTCAAAAGGCGCTGGCCTACACTGCGGCCGGCGTGCGCGCGGGAGTCCTCAGCGGCGTCGGCGTAGTCGGCAAGATCGGATCTGCGCTCGCCCAAAGGCTGGCGCTCTCACCAATGGAGAACATTGCGGGTGAGGGTTGGAAGCGAATCCTTCCGAAGATTGCGGAGCAGGCTCCCAGGCACGGCGCCGGGATTAACTGGAGAGCGGAGGGCGAGGCTCTCAAGGGAGTCGTCCAAGGTGCTAAAGAGATGCCTCGAATGCTGATGACCGGCGAGACAGATCTAAGTCTCCAGCACGGCAAAGAGCATTCGACTGTTCCAGGCAAGATAGGTACGGTGCTCGCAATACCTGGGCGGATACACGCGGCCGAGAAGAACCTTGCCAAACACGCCGAATTCAATCGCTCGCTCCGTATGAATTTGGACTGGGTTCAGCGTCGAGGCTTTGACCCGAACGACCCGAACGTCAGAGCGGAATGCGAAAAGCGCGCCTATCGTGACTCCGAAGAAACCGTACTGTTAGGCGAGAACGCTTTCAGCAAGTCGTGGAGTCGAGCGGAAAGCGGCTGGTCGGATCAAGCGAAGAGCATTTCTCGCATCATTGCTCCCGTTCGAAAGGTGCCAGCGAACTACGTGGCGCAGACCGTTGGCGAATATCTGCTGGGCGTTCCGCGGGGCGCACTGCGAGCACTCCAAGCTCGCAAGCCGGGAATGCTGGAGAAGATGACCCCGGAAGAAGCCGACAAGACGATGCGTCTTTTGAATCGCGGAACGGTCGGATTGATTGCTGCTGCGATCGGCGGTGCGGGCGGAGCAAAGATTTTCGGCGGCTACTTCCAGAGAGGGGAGAAACAGGACGAAGACAAGCCGCATCCAGGCGACATAAAGATCGGACCGTTGACGATCTCGCACAGGTATTCACATAGCCCGACCGTCGAAGTAGCACAGGTCTTTGCCACGATGCGGCGTGAGTTCGATGAGGCGAGAGCGCAGGGGGACAGCTTCGGCGAGTCACTGAAGCAAGGTGCCTTGGGTGGTGGCGGCGCAAGCGCCAGGGGGTTGGGCCATCAGGTTCCCTTCCTCGGCCAGTATACCGACGTGGTCGAAGCGTTAGAGAGCGCCAAGAAGGTCGAGAACATACTGGGTAAGCTCGTCGCGGGGTGGGTCGAGCCGCAGATAATGAAGGAGTTCGCCGGCGTGATTGACCGAGAAGAGGCTGGCGCCCCAACCCGCAACCCATTCAAAGGCGAGCAGGTCAAGCGTAAGCCGGAGGGCTTTACGGAGCAGCTGAAGGCGGGCATCCCATTCGTCCGCGAATCCGTTGACCCGGCAACTCCAACCTGGGCGACTCGCGTATCCGCAGCCCCAGCGAAAACAACGCAGCCTCAACGTGTACAGGCCCAGCGCGTCCAGGCTCAACGCTGATGAGTACCGAAGCCCTCAAACTCACACTCGCCAACTTCTTCGAAGGCGCCCGCAAGATCCAAAACCGCACACACGATGCCTACGACGACTCCGACTGGGAGCGTTGGCTCCGCGATCTCTTTCCCTCCTACGTAACAGCTCCGTTTGCCGAGCGCCACAGAATTCACTGGGAATGGGCGTGGGAGTTGAAGCCGGGAGTCCGGCCCCTTCCTCTAATCGAAATCTTTGGGCGCGGCGGCGCGAAGAGCACGTCCGTGGAACTTCTCTGTCCTGCAATCGGCGCACGAAAAACCCGGAAGTATGCTGTCTACGTCTGCGGCGCGCAGGATCAGGCCGACGATCACTTGAAAACCGTCGAGTCAATGCTCGGCCTTCCCGAAGTAAAACACCACTATCCCGACCTGGCTCAGCGCGAATTAAATTCCTACGGTGACCCTAAAGCGTGGCGCCGCAACCGGCTATGGACCGCCCGCGGCCTGATAGTCGACGCTCTCGGGCTTGAGTCGAAATCCATTCGCGGATTGAAAGCCGAACAGCAGAGGCCCGACATCATATTTATGGACGACATCGACGCGCGCCACGACTCGCCCGATACGGTCGCCAAGAAAAAGCAGATGATCAAGGACACGCTCCTGCCGGCAGGTTCAAACGACTGCGCCGTTAACGGAGTACAAAACCTTATCCATAAGAACTCCATCTTCAGCGCGCTTCAGGAAAATGGCGGTGCGGACTTCCTGCTTGATCGAATTGTGAACGGACCGCATAGGGCAATCGAGGACTGGCCGGAGAAGCCAGTTCGCGGCGTCGACTACGAAATCAGAGGCATCAAGTATTTCATCCTGCGCGGTAAGCCGAGCTGGGAAGGTCAGAACATCGAGACCTGTCAAAACCAGATCAACACCTGGGGCTTTGGCTCGTTTATGCGCGAGGCTCAACACGCGGTAGACGTTGCCGAGTCCGGGAGTCTCTTTCCTATGTTCGATGAAAAGATTCACGTCATCTCCTGGTCGGAGTTCGCGGACTTCTACAAGAGCTATGACCCCGACGGCAATCCAATGATTCCGCTGCGCGGCGACGTGACCTGGTCTCAGGATTGGGGTACCACGCATCAGCATCCCTGTATGACCGGCTTTGGTTGGCGGCCGGCTCAAGAGATGCGGTTGAACGAATGCTTCTTCATCGTGGGAGAACTTGGGTTCCCTTCCACGATCTATAACCAGGCGGCGGTCGCCAACTGGATGCGTGCGAACATCGAAGCGGGAAGCCGAGAGGACGTAGAGGCCGTCGCGCCAACTCCGGTGGGAATGGCGATTGACGATTGGCTTCGAGAGCATCACATTGCCGTCGGTCGGATCAAGAACGCGGTGATGTCGCACGAAGCTTCCGCGGCGTGCAATACGTATCGCTCGCTTTCCAAGACGGCGCCAGGATATCGCGACTTGAAGGTCTCGAAGTGGAACGCAAAAGCGCAGGGCGGCGTCGAAGAGATTCAGGATTACTTGCTGGTGAGAGACAAGCTTCCGAGTGGCGTGCCGTTCAGGCATCCGTTCCGTCCGTGGATTATTGGTTGCCCAAGATTGTTTCTTGTGGTACAAGACGAACAGGTCGATAAAGCCAACATGGTTGATAGCCGTGGGCTCAAACGACTCAGGCAAGAGATCCCGGAGTACAAGAATCCGACAAGTCCTGGCGGCATCGAGGGACTGAAGCCCAAGAAGGGCCTCTTCGATGACGCGGTTGATTGGTTGAGAATGATGGCCGATGTTCACTGGCCCCGTTCTCAACGAAAGACACAGGAGCAGGAGGAAGACGACGAGATGCCGCCTGAGTTCAAGAGTGAGACTATCAACTCCCTCCCGCCGCTCGAACGAGAGCAAGCCAAATCAGATTCTTACTTTGCTCGCTTTGAAGCTCGCGCGAAGGTCAAGAGCAAGCACCCTGCTATTCAAAGCGCTCGACAGAGCATCTTGCAGAAATATAAGCCCCGCCGATAAGGAGAGATATGGGCAACAATTTACTGTTGAATTTGGGCGATGAAATTAGGGCGAAGTTCGGCTGCCGACTGGTGAACAAGTGCGCAAAACTCGGACTGACAGCGGCTGACGTGACAGGCCGCGCAACTCTGGCGGCGTTGATAGCTCAGATCGAAGTGCGAAAACTCTCGGCAGCGGTGAACATCGCGGACCGCGCTCCCTTCGATATGCTCAAGCGCGAAGTCGCGTGGCTTCAGGAGGTCGGAATACCATCCGGCAAGTTCACCAACGCAGTAATCAACGCTCTCACGACGGTCAACACAGCAGCTGCGGCGACTGATCTTCGCGAGAATTTCTACCAGATGATTCAGTCCGACACGACCTTCGACAAGACACTCCAGGACTACGCAGAGTTCGCGAGCGGCTCGAACGTTTACTGACAACCGATGACCTTTCGCCAGTTCATAGCGCGACTGTTCACGCCTCGCAGGAGCTTCGCCTTCCGCGAGATGGAGCGGTCGCGCAACGATCTGCAAACCCGGCTCGATACTTCTCAGGCTGAAGTCAAACGGCTGGTGAACTACATCGCGATCTTCCAGGCCCGCATCCCGGCGATCTTCCCCGCCTCTCCTGAAAAGGACCCCGTTGCTGCCCAAATCAATAAGACCTCGACACCGTTCACCGGCCTTCAGCGTCCGCCGAATAGAAGCGACCTCGACAAGAAGTACACGAACCAGATGAAAGAGGAGATGGGCATTGTCCCTTCGGGTCGACTAACAGACGAGGACGAGAAGGACCCGAAGGAATACGTTGAAGCGGCGGCTGCGTTCGTCGCGCATAGAAATGGAGCTCCGCAGTGACAAGGTGGGAATGGGAATATCGAATCTGGAGAATCGGGCGCATTACCGGGCGACCGTTTCTTGCCATTCGGAGGATCTGGCGGAGTGACGGGCGCATTTCTCCAACGCTAGTGTTCAACGAATGCGCTCCTCGCTGGCTCTTCGAGCTGGTCGGGTATTTGGAACTTCGAAAGATCGAGATAGACGATCCCGAGACGTGGGCACGGTGGAAAACATACGGGATACTCAAGTAATCGCGCCGAATCTTTAAATGGCAACATCACCCTTCCAGATCGCGCCAGATCAATTCGAATCCGTCAAAGCTGCGGCCAATCCTCCGCAGCAGGATCAAACCTCGCGCGTCGAAGACCGCCTCACCGAACGATTCAAGAAATACGAAGAGTCCACTCGGCTGAATCGCCGCGCGCGGCAGTTTATCGGCTTCCAGGCTGAAATGTTTTGGGGCGGCATCCAGCTCTTCACTTACGATTATATTCTCGGGTGTGCCCGCATCTGGGATCAGGAAGATCAGGATATGTATTGTCCGATCAACCTGACTCGCTGGGCCGTCGAGATGATCGCCTCCGACATTGTCGAAATAGACGTCGATGCCATCGGGAACCGCGGCGGCGAGGCTCTTGAG